TTTGATCTGAATCATTCATCTTTCTCCTTTGTTTTTTCTATCTTCCCTTCTTTAACCCAAACCCTAATATTACTAAATTCGTCAAATTGCTTTGACCATTCTTCTTTGGAAATGCGTCCCCAAATATAATCGTCATTCGACTTTCTCTGTGCTTCTTGTCTTGTCATTTCCAATAATTCAATGGACACTTCTCTGTATCCATCACTAGTTTTATTTCCATGTTGCATCCGCAAATCCCGCACTTGCCAGATCCTCCAAATGCCGTTGGATCATAATGGACACACTGGTTGCAGATAACCAATCGTTCTTCAATCTGCTCTTTGTTGCGAATTGGCATACCTGCCTTGATAAAAGCCGCTGCACTCTTAACAAAGTTAACCGCTTTTTGTGCTATGTTTGGTTCAATCATTTCATTCCAAAGATACTCATTAATCCATCCACCGATGCACTTCTGCTGTGACTCGCATCTTTATACGAATCTTCTACACCATCGTACATCGCAGTATCCCATGTTGTATCAAACAACTTTCGCAGACCCCTAGCTGACATGGTAACATTCCCGCTTCCAACAAACGATGGGTTCTTGTCGCAATACACTTTCCAGAGTTGTTCCTTCGTCATATGTTGATCAAGGCAATGTTGAATTCCGATGCAAGCATGGTTGTCGATTCGTCTGTTGGGTAAGTCTCCCGATAGATTATTCGCCTTATCCCGTAAGATGCAAGAGACTTTAAACAATTATTGCATGGCAATGTTGTTGATGCCAACAGATAGCACTCCATTGGTTTTACATGGCGCAATGCGTTCTGTTCTGCATGGACAACGTAATTCCTACGCTTTTCCCTGCAACTCCAGTCCTCAACCATGTTGGGCGGGAATCCATTGTAACCACAAGCAGCAACAGTGTTGTCATGCCGCAACAACACCGCACCAACCTGCCGCCAAGGATCCTTGCTCTTTCTTGCGACAACTTCAGCTATCGACAATGCATATTCGTCCCAAGTCATGTTAATATGAATTAACCTCGTCCATGTGATCTTCCAACCAGTAGACTGCCTTGCCAGAGTCTCTTACATCCTCTGGAAAAACACACTCGTCGCTAATAACTCCATTCAATTGCAATGCGTTCATTGTCTTTATCGCATCCAATTTTTTGTTCTGAATGTAATGCTCTAGCGTGTTCATTGGCAGGACTCGCAATCTGGATCATCAATGCGACAGACGCTTTCAATCTTCACACCAGCAAGATCATCGTCATCCTTCAATGCAACTTGCCTATCCATCGATTCTTCCTTGTCTGCCCTAGCAATTGCCGCTTCGTTTGTGTAACGCCTTTCTGGATACCGCTTCGACAACTTCTCCACATTCGCCTCAATGCACTCGTTAAGCGTCAAGCCCAACTCGTTAAGAAGTCCAGTCAAATAGAACAAAATGTCTCCTGCCTCTTCACGCACATTGTCAAAGTCCAACGGCTTCTGGTAGACTGCGTGTTTCTTGACCGCATCCAGCAACTCGCCTGCTTCTCCGCTGACGCCAACCGCCATGTGGAGAATCGATGCTTGGACTGGCGTAAGCTGGACAAGGATGTCATGCCCCGGCTTGATGATTGATTGCACAAACTGCTCGTATGGTGTACTTAATTTCATTGTGTATGTATGTTGTAGTATGCCTTGCCAAAGCAACCTGCTTCAGCCAAGTCAACCAATCTTCCTTCACTGCCTATAGAATCGTCAAGCATCTTTTTTGTAATCATTTGCGGATGCCCGTCATGCGGCGGGATATCTACCCACTCAAACAAACGTATTGTCTTTGCTGCGCGTAATGCGTTTTTAATGATAAGGTCAGGGTCATCTGTGTGTTGAAGACAGTTGTAAATCCAACACTCATCATATCCTTCTTCGTAGATGTCCTCACCACGGCAGATCATTGAATCAATGCCTTTCGTGGAATACCTGTCGTATGTCCACATGGGATACATCAGCGGATCGATAACCAACGAACGTGCAGCAAGATTGATAGTCTTGAGCAACATCGATGTTGGCCCACCACCAATGTCGATGATCCTCGCGCCTGCTACGTCGAACGAATAGCCAACTCGTTTCAGCCCCATGTATTTCGCGTAGACATAGTGCTTCTGATCCTCGTCAAATGTATTGCAACAATCTCCCCAGTAGTTGCTTTCAAATGTATAGTCACTCATGTTTATTTATTCCTGCGTATGTTTGTTATTGCCAGCATTTAATTTATTTATGAATGCAGAAAGGTTTCCGTAATAAGCCTTTGTCCCGATATGACCGCAAGTCATTCTTGGATCGAGCCAGATGTCAAACCCTGCTTTTTTTAACTTCGCAGTTGCAATGATGTCTTCTGACCACAAATCTCCATCGATTACGCGAACATCAAAGACCATGCGGCACTCTCCACGTTGCGTCTTATATGGTTCACTCGCATCCCAAAGTGCAGCTATTGCCTTTGCACTTAACTTCAGAAAGCCAGTTCCAATGCCAGCACATTTGATTAGCCCGTTATCGTGGATTGTTGTATCAAGCACCTTGCAAGCATACATCTCCGCTTCATCTGTTTTCTTCCTAGCCGTTCCACCAACCACATCTTCTTCTCGGTTAACCAAGTCAATGACCCATTGAGGATTCCATTCCATGTCAGCATCGATGAAGATCATGGAATCAACATTTGATTCGTAAGCTATTTTAACCAAGTCATTCCTGCATCTCTGGATCAACGCATCGTTGCCAAGAAACACAGGATAGATTCCAATCTCGTTTTCTTCTGCCAGCTTAATCGTTCCCACCAACGATGATACATACTCCATTGCCAACTGCCCGTACGCACAGGGAGTTGCTATCACTATTCTTTTTTTCTCAATAGATTTCATGGATAAACCATCGTCATTGCTTCGATTCCGTTTCCTTCTGCGTACCAACCATCTCCGTTGTACACGTCTAGCACATCTTGGAAATACTTCTCGTACCTCGGTGCAACTCGCTCAAGCGTAAAGTTCTCGCCAAACTTACGGCAGTCCGCTGGCTTGATTCGGTCAATGTTGTGGATTGCGTCCACGTAATCACCCATCGTGCGGCATCGATACCCAGTGACCCCGTGCAGGTTGTTCTCCGCGAAGGATCCCCAGTCAGTCGTGATGGTTGGTGTTCCAGATAGCAAATTCTCGATCTGCACCCCGCCGAATGGTTCCACATACTGACTAGGCAGGAAGGATGCCTTGGCTTTAGACATCAGTTCCTTGCGCCTAGGAACGTCAGCGTAGCCCACATACTCGACATGAGGTGGGAATGTATACCCCGGCTCTTTCTGGCCCGCTACAATTAGTTTAACGCCTGCTTTGCGTGTTGCATCGATGGCGATATCAACACCCTTGCCAGAGTAGACCCTTCCGAGGTACAGGAAGTAATCCTCCTTCTGGTCATTGAAGTCGAAATCTTCGACATCAAAGTAGTTTGGAATGACAACACTGTAGTTATCCTGCTGGCATTGACCAACTGCACTCATGCCGCAATGAGCATGATAGATGGCATAGCTCTCCCATACCTTCCATCGCGCCCAGTGACCACCCGCATACCCTATCCCCGGCTCGACCACGATTAAGTCGTTGTGAGCATCACAGATCGGCCTGACTCCGCTACCCCAGAATGGAAGAATAAAGTCGTTCTTTTTCTTTCTAAAACCTATCTCCTTTATGGCATTGGCATAGAATGTCTGGTAGGCATGGTCGCCTGTGTTGAACTTGAAGAACGTCTTGCGCCAGTCGTGGCTGCCATAGCTCTTGGAGAAGTCCTCATTGGTTAGGACACTGACGTGTTCCGTGCATTGCAGGTCACTATCCTCATGCCCGTAATGGATCACCTCATGCCCTCGCTCGGTCATCATCTTCCCGAACTTCACTACCTTTTGGGTGTAAGCACAGGCGTTGAATTCTTTCGATGTAACTGTGTGCGGAAGTCCTAGTGCGTGAAATCTCATTTCTTTGTTGGTTTTGCGGTCTTTGCCGATTGTTTGAATGCCTTGGCTGTTGGTGCGCCCTTGCTGCCGGGTTTCCTCATTTTCTCACCGCTCCCTGCTGCGATGCGTTTCTTCTTTGCGTTGATGTTGGCATATAGCCCCTTTTGTGTTGTTGGTTTTTTCATAATCTTATTATCACCTACAGGCGTTATCAGAAGTTATAGGTTGTTTTTCTTGTTCTTCAGTTTGTTGATCAATGATTTATACTTGTTGATGTCATGTTGCAATTCATGGATGATTTGGCGTAATTCCCTAATCTCCTGCTTTTGTTGCTGGATTATACGCATCTCTGGCGTTATCTCGTATGCCTTCATATACTCTCTGCTAGTTCCTTGATCTTGTTTTTGATTGTTTGGGTTTCCATTAGTTGATTGAACAGTTCTTCTGTGATTTCGTAGGTAGTCCACCTATTAGCGCACTTGGGAGAGTTGCAGAATCTCCTGCGCCAGATTCGGTCAGATTGGTCACGGGAATTGTACACAGAAGACATATGCCCACATTTGGGACAGGTTTTTGTCATTATTCATTACCCCAATATATTGTGGTTCGTAAAATATCTATGGCAAGATGCGGAATATTGTTTACACATGGTGAGAATTCATGGTTAAAATTAGCTACACGTTCGCTTGTGTGTCGTCCTCCTCTGGATCCGCTCCGTTACGCAGTTCTAGCTTGTGAGGTTCTGGTTCTCTCCCCTCGATTAGCTCAATAGGTTCTGCATTTCGATCACCGATAGTGAATGTGACGTTGAGTGGCTTTGCTTGTGTCGTTTCGATTTCGATTTTATCTCCGTATTGACGAGCGTTCCACTTACCTAGTAAACGGAGTCGAGTGTCAATTCTGACCCTCTTCTCTGCTGCGTCGAGCATAGGATCGTCTGCGATTCTGATGCAGTCATCTGCGAGTGCGTGAGTTCCGATCTTTCGTGCGTGTGCGGATTTGTTGCGGAATTCTTCATTAGAAGATTCCCATCTCCATACTGTGGAGTAGTTTGGCATACCTTGTAGGTTACATATGGATGATAGTGTTTGACCGATTGAGAGACGTTCACAGATTTCGTCTGCGATAGCTTCGTCGTATTTTGGTGGTGTGCCTACTTTGCGAGATGGTTTAAAGCTCATAAGGTTTTGGATTACGATTTGGTAATAGAGACTTCTGTGCGTTGCTCGGCTTGAGTTTTGACTTTAATTTGGCTGAACGTGATTTCGACGCTTTCCGGGTTATCGTCTGGGATGAGGTGAGCGTATCGGATTTGGTCGATAAGTGGTTTGCAGCCTCCTGCAAGATTGTCAACGTCGAGTGTTTTTGTGGAGAATCTTGTAATTCCGAGAGTGTACTGCGGATTGCGTTTAGGAGTGCAGTCCTTGCTAGGTTCTTCTGTTTTGTGTACTTTGACCAGTGAGCGTTTAGGAGCGTGTTTAGTGAGGGTGTCAAGTAGCCTGCGAGATGGAGGTTTATAGTTGTCTTCATAGTAGTAGTGTCCGTCAGGTGCGAGATTATAGCCTTTCTCTTTGAGTTGTTCAGTTGTCCAGTTCATATAATTGCTAAAGATTTACAGCATATCTTTTGGCCAATTGAGTTTCTTTATTGATGGTTCATCCTCTTTGTAAGATTCATAGAATTCGATTTTTCCTTTAACGACATCTGTTGTTAAATGGAATCGTTGTTTCAGTTGAAAGATTTCTGCGGCAGAAGGATCTCCCTCTTCGTCTAGCATCCAGAATAGGTCATCTATGTCAGATGCTGTTAGTATTGATACTGTGCCATTCGGCCATTTAGCTATGTATGTTTTCATGTGTGTCTTGTATAAATTTAAGTGCTATTGCCATGAGTTCTGGGTAGTCACGGAGTGCTTCAAGGTATTGGTTGAACAGATCATCTATTGCTTGTTCTGCGCGTGGATCTGGAACGATTTCAGATTTGATCTGTGCTTCTTCTAGTTCCTTGTTAGACGCTCGTAGTGCAAAGATTGCGCCAGCGCAGTAGAGGGCTAACTGCAAAGCAACAGGTCGATAGTCTTTATTAAGTTCCTTCATTTTCTGAATCTCTGCTGTGTAATCTGTCATAAAGTGGGGGCAGATGGATTTGAACCAACAACCAATCGGTTATGAGCCGACTGCTCTAACCATTGAGCTATGCCCCCAGATGAAAGTATTGCAAACATATCGGACGCTATATTCCCATCAGATCCTTCTTCGCAGAAT